GCAGTCCATGTGCCCCCCCTTTCGCCTTTTTGTATGTTGTCTGTAGGCTATGATTATAGAGCCTCTGAAACCCTTACTGAGCCTCATACTTGACAAACGTGTATAGTTATGCTTTAATTTAATCATCGGCAAACAAGCTGACTGACATAACCCGTGTACTAGTCATGCACACATTTACGGAGGTGTTTACATGAGTAAACTCTTTAGAGGTAATGTATCTATTGTCAATGGTTTTGACAAGTCTGGTACTGAAGACATCCGCCTTAAAAAGGATGTCGAAGGCGCTTTCAATTCAGAGAATGTTACTGAGTTGTTGGCTAAGGCTAACGAATTGAGCAAGAAGCTTAAGCTTCCACTCAATACTTGGAGCTTCTACTTCCCAGTCGGGCAGAAGAAAAACCTTGAGCCAGTCTTGTTAGCAGACAAGTTTGGCAAGCCGAAGTTGACTATGTTGCCACCTATGGCAAACAAGCCGACTACCACAAGCAAGACAAGAAAGCTTGCTTAACATCAACCGAGTGTGGGGCTTCGGCCCCCACTCACAACAATGGAGTGTGACATGGAAAGACGCACAGTGAAGTTGATTTGGATTGAAGATAATTCATTCTATTTCAGATGGTTCTTCTCTCTAGCGCAGGCAGAGAATTGGGCTTGGAGACAGTTGATAGACAAGAACGTCTGCAACGCTGGTCAGATTGAAATACATCAGGCCAATTATCAATCAATCGAGGGAGCTTCGGCTCCCTCACAACTAACGGAGATAACTATGTACAAAGTAAAATATAAAAACGATACACTAATACTAACTGGCACAGATATAAAGTATATGTTTGATGCAAGTACAACTAAACTACTCGAACTAAAGCATGCAATCAAAGATAATAACTTGGATTCACTACCACGCATCGCTAAGTTTGTGAGACCAGCTGACAAGCGAGTGTCTTGGGATCACTTTTGGATACTATCAAACTAAGGATTGGGGCTTCGGCCCCTTTCTTTTTTATTCTTTTTTATTTCTTTTTATTTTTTATATATAAATCCCATAGTTCGGGGGGTTATAGCACGCTTACAAACGGAGATAAGGTCATGGTTTAATGTAAGGTTACACACTATCTAACTATCTAGTTACTAACTTGACACAACATGTTGTGTTTTAGATACCTAAAGTTTACATGATGTAGTCCATATAGCGTTGATTTACTTGGAGTTTAACCATATAGCAGTCAAATAACTATCTATACTATCTAGAATATCTATTAAATTAACATACATCCTTTGTCTGCAAGATATTACCAACGATATAACGATAGCGAGAGTAGCAACGTATTACTTAATTCTACCTAGATAGTTTATATACTAAGTTGTAACCTGCTGTTATCCCTACGTTTTTTAATATATATAACCTGTATATAACCTGTAACTATACATGTATAAACCTGTATGTTTATAGATACTTGTTTAAACTTGCGTGTATCTTGTAAAGACACCAAAACTTTACAAATCAAAACCGATAGGGTAAATTTAAAAAATCGGCAGGGCAGAAAATTCCTTTCTGAATGTCGGTATATCAATGATCTTAACAAAGGAGATATATCATGGGTAAACTATATGAAGGTAACGTAGAAGTCTTTGCTAACCACAAGACTAAGAAGATAAACCTAAGACCAAATGCAGATGGTAAGTTCAACAAAGAGAACGTATCAGACTTGTTTGCAGTTATGAAGAAACATGCAGATAAGTTGAAGTATGAGATGAACTTGTTTGTACCTGATGCTAACAAGGCAGAGCAACCTGTACTGTTAGCAAGTCTTAGGTTCGGTGGTAAACCTTACTTAGCTATGTTGGAGAAGAGAGACTTAACATCAGCACCATCAAGGAAGAGCGACATTGAAGTCCTTTCCTAATCAGCAATCACTAGAGGGCATGGGTAACACCATGTCCTCTGTTTTCTATGGAGGTATAGTATGCAGAAGGTTTACAAGAGTCGTACTCAATCGGGTTACTATGGTTACTTTACCAATGGTTACTTGGTTATGGACATATCAGAAGATGATTACTTCATGCCTTACAACTGGCATAGGGAGAGATGTAACAGATGGAGGTTTGAGTATGTCGTTAAGTAACGATTGTATGACAACAGATTGTGATGAGCAGGTTAGTCCTGCTCGTTTCAATTTAGGTTATCCAACTTGTTTGAAATGTGGGGAGGTATCGGCAGGTAAGCGTAAGTTTACAGTCGTACCAATGCACAAGTCTAACTACGTTGTGATATCCAACAAGCAAGAACTAAAAGGTATCAATAACAAAGGAGGCTTTTATGAATGATACAACATGGTGGATTGTATGGGGGTCGGTAGCATCTGCTACTGTCGCTATACTAGACATCTATTTTGAATGGGGGTTGTTCTAATGATTATATATGGACACCCTGTAACTAAACGAAAGGTATTGGAATGGATACTAGCACTTGTCGCAACGGCAGGTGTTGGTTTCCTCATTGCCTTTTTGTTTATCAATCTGATGCTTGGATGTGAGACTTGGGATGAAAGTCTTTGGACTGAAACCAACTCATGTCTAACCATCAATCAACTGTGGGAAGGAGAAACTAACCATGACTAAAAGTATGTTGAAACTCTTCATGCTACGACAGCATCAAGGTGGAGTACCAGTAACAGATGAGAATGGCGACATCATCTACTACTCAGACAAGCAAGTCGCTAAAGGTAAAAGGGTCAACAAACAAGTTGTATCCTATGGCTTAGACCATCGCAAATATAACCATAATAGAAAGGAAGGTGCGTAATGCGAGCAACATTATTGAAAGAAACAATCAAGAGATTGTTCCCAAAGAAGAGAACGATAGCTATCGAAGGTAGCCCGGGTGGAGGTAAGACAACCATCGTGCAAGAAGTTGCCAAGGAACTTGGTGTTGGGTATATCGAAAAGCATATGCCAACCATGTTGGTTGAGGACTTTGGTATTCTCTATCCGAATGGTGACGAGATGCTACACTACAAGTTGCCCGATTGGTTTCCATACGAGGGCAGAACAGACATACCCGATGAAGGTATACTCTGCTTTGACGACAGAAACCAAGCAGGTGCTGACTTGCAGAAGGTACTAGCTAACATATGCCAAGCAAGGAATCTTCATGGTAAACCTATGAAGAAAGGTTGGATGGTTGTCTCTACTGGTAACAAGCAATCAGACAGAGCAGGTGCTAACAGAGTACTATCTCACTTGCGTAATCGTGAGACTGTGTATGAACTTGAGACACACCTTGATGACTGGACATCATGGGCGATTGACCACGGAGTGAAACCTGTTGTCATATCATTCATTCGATTCCGTACTGCACTACTGCATGACTTTGATCCACAGAGAGATGTGAACCCATCGCCTCGTAGTTGGGTTGAAGGTGTTGCTGATATGATTGGTATCGTACCACCCGAGGCTGAGTACGAAACATTCAAGGGTGCTGTTGGTGAAGGGTGTGCCGCAGAGTTTAGTGGCTTTCTAAAGATTGAACGTAAGCTACCTAACCCCGACACAATCATACAATCACCAATGAGTGTGGCTGTACCCGATGACCCTGCTACTTGCTATGCACTTACTGGTGCATTGGGTGACAGAGCAACCACCGAAAACTTTGGTAACATCGTCAAGTATGCAGAGCGTATGTCACCCGAGTTCTCAGTCCTATGTGTCTCGTATGCTAGTCGTAAGAANCCCGACCTTGCATCACATGAGGCGTTCACTAAGTGGGCAATCGCTCACCAAGATGTTTTATTTTAGAGGAGGTAACTATGAAACTAAGTGATAAAGCGTTGTTAGTTCAGTTGGGTATATCCCAATGGACTGCAAGAAAGTACGACAAGCGAGCCACCGAACAGGTGGCTCAACAGAATGGTAGTGCAACACAAGCAGGTAGATACAACAAGTCGTTGTTACCTATGAATGATGCACTCAATAACATACATCAGAAGTCTACTCTGATTCGTAAGAAGTTCTATGCGAACACCTTACCTTGGGGTATCGAAGGCACGATGATGTTACCATCTGCTAACTACCTAAACTTTATGACCGAGTTTAGGAAAGAGAAGGGTGACTGGCAATCACTTGTAGATACATTCTACCAAGAGTATCCGAGACTGCATGCAGATGCACAGAGATTCCTTGGTTCTTTGTACAACAAGGCTGACTACCCTGCACTCCATGATATCCAACGTAAGTTTAGTATGGACATGGCTGTGTTTCCAGTACCATCGAATGACTTCCGAGTGAGTATCGGTGATGCTGAGTTGGCTAAGATACAGCAAGATGTTGAGGCACGAGTTGAGAACTCTGCCCAACAAGCTATGCAGGAGGCTTGGCAGAGATTGTATGACCGAGTCAAACACATGGCTGAGAAACTTGCCGACCCTAAGTCTGTGTTCAGAGACACATTGGTAGAGAATACCAAGGAAGTCTGTTCAATACTTAGTCGGCTTAACTTTGCTGACGACCCAAACTTGGAGGCTATGCGTCAACAAGTTGAGGGGAGTTTGGCTAACAACCACCCTGAATCTTTGCGTAATGACCCCGACCTCAGACGTACTAAGGCTGAAGAGGCTAAGGCTATTATGGATAAGATGGGTGCATTTATGGGAGGTAACTAATGGAACTAGAAAGACGTATCGCTAAGGCAAAGACGGCACTCATACTTGAGCATCCGTTCTTTGGTAACTTGGCTATGAACATGCCCTTTGAATTATCAGAGGACATTCCAACTGCGGCTACCAATGGCGAGAGGGTGTTGTTTAACCCTAGCTTTTGTGAGTCCAAGAGTGATGAGGAACTTCTGTTCCTCGTTGCTCACGAGGTGTGTCATCCAATGTTTGAACACATCTTTCGTAAGGGTGACAGAGACCACAAGCGATGGAACTATGCAGGTGATGCTGTGATTAATCCAATGCTACAAGACGAGGGCATTGGTAAGTTCATCGAAGGTGGTGTCATGGACAGAGACCTACTCAAACGAGGTGGTGGTACTACCGATGGTGTCTACAACTTGTTGCCACCTATGCCCGAAGATGGTGATGGTGGGTATGGCGATGGTATGAAACCATACGATGACATCGAAGATGCAGGGGAGGGTTCTTCTCCTGCTGAGATTGAGCAGAAGAAAGCTGACTGGAAAGTTAAGGTAGCACAAGCGGCTCAGTCTGCAAAGATGATGGGTAAACTATCGGCAGGACTTGAACGATTCGTTGGTGACTTGATGAAACCAAGAGTGAATTGGAAAGATGTCATGCAAAGGTTTCTTGTCAAGCAACGAACAGATACTAGGACTTGGGCGAGACCTAACAGAAGGTTCTTGTCACAAGATATGTATCTACCAAGTGTATCGGGTGAGGCTCTAGGTGAACTATGCTTTGCTATCGACACATCGGGTTCGATTGGTGAGGAGGAACTCACTCAGTTTGCGAGTGAGATTATCAAAGTCTACCAAGACTTATCTCCTACCAAGATACACATCATCTACTTTGATTCCGAAGTCTGTCACTATGACTGCTTTGAAGATGATGAGCCAGTCATATCACCACATGGTGGAGGTGGTACTGCTTTCAGTCCTATCTTCAGATACATGCAAGACAAGGACATTGATCCTGTCTGCTGTGTTGTACTCACAGACCTATGTTGTAACGACTTTGGTGATGAACCTGCGTATCCAGTCCTATGGGTATCCAACGAGAAGGGCGATGCACCTTGGGGTGAGATCGTCTACATGGAGGGGGTAGCTAATGACTGACCAAGAAGTACACAAAGCCTTTGAGTATGCAAGTAAGGAGATACTTGATGGCTATATGTTTATGCACCAAGCCAATGGGTATCTCTATTTTAAACATAAGGTAACTAGAGATTATATAGAGATACCGGATTGGACAATCACTAACCCACAAGGAGGTAACAATGGGTAAAGTTAAGGAACTCTGCATTGATGCAGAGACAATGTTGGTTGAATGCTTAGATGAACTAGGCATGACCAACGACCAAGCGTTCGAGAAGATACGCAAGGAACTAGGTACTATGGCAGAACAACATGCTCGTAGTTTAATTAAAGACTGGAACAAAGGAGAAAGCACATGGCAACAGTAAGATTTTCAGACCAACTGAAAAATGATATCGAGAACAATGCGAAGGCTATGTTCAGAGATAGTATACGAGAGGCAGAGAAGAACTACCCTATGGAATGGGCGAAGAAACTGTATGACAGTTTGTTCTCAGCAGACATCCAAGCAAAGATGAATGCTCTACCCACAGGGTTCTTTGATACGATTGAAAGCCTACCATTGACTGGGTTCAAAGATGCACCCGAAGATGTATGGCAATCAGCAAATTGTAAGATGTCCGTATGGAAGAATGTAAGTTTGNANTTACAACTACCAAGTCCACTACGATTCCCACCTAAGACTACATGGCAAAGGGCAGGGGATTGTGGTTACTACATGGACTACAGTAGTAANGAGATAGACTTTGGTAACGATAAGTTTGNTTGGTTACACGAACCATTCAGAAAGTATACGCAAAGTATCTTTGAGGCAACCAAAAAAGCTAATGATTTTGTGGAGGGTGTTAAGCAGATAACGACTAGCTATACGACACTAGCACCTGCTCTCAAAGCATGGCAACCCTTGTGGGATTTGCTACCCGATGAGGCTAAGGAACGACATAAGAAGATTACTGAAAGACCAAAGGCTAAGACATCAGAAGAACTTGGCGTGGACTTAAACAGTATGACTGCGGCTGTAACATTTAATAAACTAACAAGAAAGTAGAGGTAACTATGGAAGATACTATAACAAAACAAGAAGTCATTGACTTCATTGNAAAGAAGTCGAAAGACAATAACCAATACAACACTTGGTTTGACAACAACAATGGTGGTCGAAGGCTTGATNACTACGATGACTTTGCAAGGGAGTATGCAAGGTGTCGTGACCCAAAGAAAGGTAGGAAGATATCTGCTAGCTTTCGACTGTTCAAGGATGAACCTAAGTACAGTAGCAAAGACCCATACGAACAACTTCCTGTGTCTTACACTATGCACATTGAAGGGTACGGAAGTAAACCATTCATGCGTATAACACCTGACAACTTAGTGGAGTTTGTATGTACATCCGAGGAAGTCTGGAGGCACTCACAATCGTTAGTGTCCTCTTGCTATCGTTGGATTCCATTCAACATTGAGAGACATAAGAAAGGTTTGTATCGAATCAATCATGTCAAGTCTGTCAACGAGCATGTCATTGAGGCTACAACTACTAAGTATCAACGACTACTTGAGATGGCTAATGCTCTACCGAATGATGCTGATGAGCATACCATGAAAGACTTAAAGGACAAGGCTTGGTATGGTAGCTATGCTGTGTTCAACGAGGCTATGCGAGAGTCACCTGCATTCTTTCAAGGGTTGAAGTTCAACATACTTACTGGCGAGTGTCTCAATCGTAGACCCGATGATAAGTTTGTGGAGAAACCCGAAGAACGTAAAGTGTGGAGACAGGCACTAGCTAAGTTCAAGCGAGGTATCAAGGCAAGGGCAAAGGTTCGTGCCTTTGATCCATTGATTGCGAAGGTGTGGGCAGACAGACAAGGACAGAATCACTACCACCACAAGCAACCCGATTGGTCTAGTAAACCTTGGCTTGATTTGCTTGAGCAGTCAATACGCAACAACGAGTTCTCGAAAGAATTGTTGTTGGGGTTCTGTGCTACACCACCGAGTGGGTACTACCAACAGACACAACCTACAAGCAAGGAAGTGTTTGATGGTGTCCATAAAATACTAACAGATATGTCTACCGAATTGCGTAGGAGATTCAATGTCTTTGAGAAAGAAGGGCATGATGAGAAACGAGGTGATAAGTATACATCGTATCACCATGAAGGTGGCATGAAAATTGAGGAGGTAACTAAATTATGACAGTAATAGCTTGGGATGGAAAGACCCTTGCGACTGACAGAATGGCTAACGATGGCTCTCAGAAATGGGAGTCATCAAAGGCTTGGTATGACACGAGCGAGGGAGAAGTTGTTATTATTACAGGTGTAGGTCTACTAGCTTACATCAAACAACTATCGGAATGGTATACTAAAGGTCTACCTGTAATGCCCGATGTAGCACCTAGCATGGCACAACTTATTGTGGTGAAGAAAGATGGACTGTATGTATGAATTACAATACAACCAACTTATCAAACGAGATATGTACTGTGCCTTTGGAGATGGTAAGGACATAGCTATAGGTGCGTTGGCTATGGGTGCATCGGCAGGTCAAGCAGTTAACATTTGTAACCAACACTCTTTACATTGTGGTAAAGGTGTGGAATTATATACTTTACATGGAGGTAACGATGAAGAAAAAGAATGTTGAATACAAAAGAGGTAGGATACTAAAGAAAGCAGACAAGCTGACATCGGTGGACAGACAAGATGACCACGGAGACTTTGCTGATAATGCTAGAGTTACAGCAGAGTTGTGGACTACATACAAGGGGGTTGAGTTTAACCCCCACGATGTACCAATTATGTTAGCCTTACTAAAGATAGCTAGGATAAAGCAGAACCCTAAACATGTTGATAACTATGTGGACATGTGTGGCTATGGTGCATTAGCAGGAGAACAAGTTCCTACTATAAACAAAGGGGGGTCAAGATGACTAAGAAAGACAAGGAAATAACAAAGGCTTTCATAGATATGATTAAACGTAATGGTTGGAAACCAATGGACACCAAGGATGGATGTGCTTGGTTCGGTGGTAAAAGCCACCACACTTTATCAGAGTATCTAACAGATGATGCTTTTGAACATAACCATGAGGACATTGACTTTCTTGTGGTAGGTTGGAGGACATAATGAGGGTAATTACTATTGACTTTGAGACATACTATAGTCGTGAGTTTTCCTTATCTAAGATGACTACTGAAGCCTACGTTAGAGACCCAAGGTTTGAGGTCATAGGTGTAGGTGTAAAGGTAGATGATAACCCACCCGATTGGTATAGTGGAGATGATGTTGGTAAGTTTCTAAACTCGTTAGACTATTCGGAAGATGCTATCCTTGCACATAATACTGTGTTCGATGGTGCAATCCTATCTTGGTTGTATGGTATCAAGCCTAAGTTTTGGTTAGATACTTTATCTATGGCTAGACCTTATCATCACTCTACTGTGGGAGGTTCTCTCAAGGCTCTATCAAACTTCTATAAACTCGGACAGAAAGGGGATGAAGTTGTACAAGCATTGGGTAAGAAACGNAAGGACTTCTCACCACAAGAACTTGACAGGTATGCTGACTACTGTTTGCAGGATGTAAACTTAACATACAAACTATACAAGAAACTTAGACCTAAAGTACCTGTGTCTGAGTTAATGATTATTGACCAAACAATTCGTATGTATACTCAGCCTACTATTGTATTGGACAGGGAGGTTCTATCTACTCATCTTCAAAAGGTTAAAGAAGATAAGAAGAAACTTATAGAGTCATTAACACTTAAAGGTTTGAGTGAGGACAGAGTTAAGAAGGCTCTTATGTCTAACCAAATCTTTGCAAAGATACTAGAAACTNTTGGTGTGGAAGTACCAATGAAGACTAGCCTACGCACAGGTAANGAAACATTTGCTTTTGCAAAGACAGACAAAGAGTTTACTGCTCTACTAGAACATCCTAACCCAAAGGTTCAAGCACTGGTGGCGGCGAGATTAGGCACGAAGTCTACCATCGAAGAAACTAGAACTGAGAACTTAATAAAGGTGGCAGACAGGGGAGCATTACCTATCATGCTCAACTACTATGGCGCACACACAGGAAGATTTAGTGGTGGAGATAAACTTAACCTACAGAATCTACCTAGGAATGGTGCTATCCGTAAGGCTATTACTGTACCCGAAGGTGATGTGATGATTGCTTGTGACTCGTCACAGATTGAGGCTCGTATGGTTGCCTATATCGCAGGACAAGATGATCTTGTGCAAGCATTCCGTGAGGGTAGAGATGTGTATAGTGAGTTTGCTACTGAAGTCTATGGCAAGAAGGTAACAAAAGATGATAAGATACAAAGGTTTGTAGGTAAAACTTGTATCCTTGGACTCGGGTATGGCATGGGTCATGTAAAGTTTAGAGCCACTCTTGCTCTTGGGCAAGGTGGTATTGCTGTTGATATAGATGAGAACGAGGCAATAAGAATTGTAAACTTATACAGACAGAAGAACCATAACATAGTATCACTATGGAATAAATGTGGTCATGCTCTTACAGGCATGGTCTCGGGTGCATCGGGTAGCATATGTAATCTACTTCCTTATGATAAGGATGGGATAACTTTACCTAATGGATTAAAGATAAAGTACCATGCGTTGCGTAATACTTCTGATGGATTTGAATATATATCTGACGCTAGAACTTTCCGTAAACTAACACAGCAAAGACTCTTAACTGGTGAGCAGAGTAAGATAGACTGGACTAGAATATACGGAGGTAAAGTTACAGAGAATGTGGTTCAAGCCTTGGCAAGAATCGTAGTCGCAGAACAGATGGCATCAATCGGGCAGTCATATCATGTTGCATTTCAAGTACATGATGAAGTGATTATCACGACCCGGGAACACGACACGCAACACGCAAGAGAACTCGTTGAGAGAAGAATGTCAACTGCTCCCCGCTGGGCAGAAGACTTACCTGTTGCTTGTGAATCGGGTGTAGGTTATAATTATGGAGACGCAAAATGATAAACGAAAATGATATACCTAAAGAATTACAGGTACTAAAAGATAAAAAAGTAAGAGTGCTTGAGATACTTGGTAAAGTTCAGACTGCTATACAAGAGACAGCTACAGTAGAAGAAGTTCTTGTAATGGTAAAGTTAGATGGTGAGTATGTAAGGTTTTCTAGTATGCTAGATAACAGTACAGAAACCATAGCTATACTTGAGATGCTCAAGCATGATATAATAAGGAGGATGTCTACATGACAAATATATCACACTCATTCTCTGCTATTAAGATGTATGAAAATTGTCCTAAAAGATACTACCATCAAAGGATAACTAAAGAAGTAAAAGATACAGGTAGTGATGCCACTATATATGGTGAGAGAGTACACGAGGCACTTGAACATCGACTAGGTAAACAAGTGGAACTACCTACTGAATCACAATCATATGAACCTCTATGTAAAAGCATAGAGGATATGGGTGGAACTTTACAAGTGGAGCAGAAGCTCACGCTGAATGAAAACCTTACACCAACAACTTGGTGGGAGAAAGACGCATGGCTACGATCCATCCTTGATGTCTTAATCGTATTTGAAGATAAAGCTATCGTCATGGATTGGAAGACAGGTAAACGAAGACCCGACTTTGCACAGCTAGAGATGTTTGCACTACAGGTATTCAGTCACTTCCCTAATATTAAAAAGGTTCAGTCAACCTTTGTATGGCTAAAGGATATGGCATTAGATTCCCACACATACACTAGATTAGATGCAGAAGATATGTGGGTAAAGTTAATAAGTAAAACAGAAAGAATTAACCAGTCAGTTGCAAACAATAACTGGCCGCCAAGACCTAGTGGTCTATGTAGATTCTGCCCTGCAAAAAATATTTGTGAATATTCTTTAAATTAAAGTTGACATCCTTGTAAAGAAAGACTATATAATATGAGTACCCCCGAAGGGAAAATTAAACGTTGGTTAGATAAAGCACTTAAAGAACATGGTGTTTGGTTTTACAGTCCTCAAGCAGGGCCATTCGGTAAGGCAGGTATACCCGATAGGGTAGCCATAGTTAGGGGTAGATTTGTAGGTATAGAATGCAAGGCTGATAAAAGTAAAAAGCCGACTGCGTTACAGACCATAACGATGAAGGAGATAGAGATGCAAGGTGGCAAATGTTTTTTAGTTTACGATAAAGAAACTATACAAGAAGTAGTAAGTTATATTGAGAGCGACCAATGATTGTTATTGAACAAGCAAAGGCGATTGCTCTTAATCCAAAATATCCCAATCGGATTTTACAAACGATACCTACAGCACGCATGCTAAAGTATGACGGAGCAGAACTCGTTGTAGCACCACACAAACTTGACGAAGTAAAGGTANTAAGGAACTTAGGATTCCAAGTNCCATCACCGATCCTACATTATTATAATTGGACAGGTAGATNCACACCTTATGAACATCAGAGAATGACTTCTGCTTTNCTTACAATGCACAAGAAAGCATTGGTACTTAATGAGATAGGTACAGGTAAAACACAGTCAGCTTTGTGGGCATCAGATTANCTTATGGATATAGGAGAAGTTAAGAAGGTTCTAATTATATCTCCACTATCTACATTAGAAAGAGTATGGGGTGATAGTATCTTTATGAACTTCCCTAATAGAAAGTCAGTAACCCTACATGGCACAAGTGCTAGGCGTAAGAAGTTACTCAACACAGATGCAGACTTCTACATTATTAATCACGATGGTTTTAATATCATAGCCGAAGATGCTCTTAATATGTTTGACCTTGTTATTGTAGACGAGGTTGCTGTTCTTAGAAACCCCTCAACAAATAGATTCAAAGCGCTCAGGAAATTCATGGACAAACATCCTAGAACTCGTTTGTGGTTGATGACAGGTACACCCACCCCGAATGATCCCACCGATGCTTGGGCATTAGCAAAGCTAGTAGGTAGTCCATACTGCACCAAAACATATACTGCTTTCAAAGAAGCGGTGATGATGAAGATAGGTCAATGGAAGTGGATACCAAGACCGGAATCAATAGAGATAGTTAAACACATCTTATACCCTGCCGTCAGATATACTAGAGAGGAATGCTTAGACTTACCCGACACAGTATATCAGACAAGGAAGGTTGACCTTACTGCTGAACAGAAGAGTCACTACACCAAGATGCTTAGACATTTTGTTTTAGAACTTGAGGAGGAAGGAACAATCACTGCTGTCAATGAGGCGGTCAAGCTACAGAAACTTATACAGATAAGTTGTGGTGTAGTTTACGGAGACGATGGACGCCATGTTGAAGTTGATTGTTCACCAAGAGTTAAAGTAGTGAAAGAAATTATAGAAGAAGTAGGAGGTAAGGTTATAGTTTTTGTTCCCTTAACAGGAACATTAAACATGTTGGAAAGAGAACTCTCAAAGACTTGGGATGTAGCAGTTGTGAATGGGCAGGTATCTGCCTCCAAACGAAATGTTATCTTCCATGATTTTCAAGAGTCAGTAAATCCACATGTACTTATTGCTCACCCTGCAACTATGGCACATGGTCTAACTCTTACCTCCGCATCTACTGTGGTGTGGTATGGGCCAGTGACAAGCAACGAGCAATACATTCAAGCGAATGGTCGCATTGAAAGGATAGGTAAGAAATTCTCTTCCAACGTCATACACATCGAGTCAACAGACTTGGAGTATAGGATGTACGAGAGACTTAAAAACAAACAAAAACTACAGGGTCTTTTACTAGACCTTATACAAAAGGAAACGAGGTAACTATGGAACTAACTACAGATAAAGTTATTGCCACATACCTCAAGTTAAGAGGACAGAAGGAGGCTATAGAATCTGAGACCAAAGAAAAGGTTGCAGATATAAAAGCTAATCTTCTTAAACTTGAAGCGTGGTTAAAAGAAAAGATGGATGCAGAAGGGGAGACTTCTAAGAAGACACCCTTTGGTACTGCGTTCATAACGACTACCGACTTTGCCCAAGTGGGTGATTGGGATGCAGTCTTGAACTTCATAAAAGATAATGAAGCGTGGGATATGCTAGAGAAAAGAGTCAGTAAGACAGCAGTGCGTGGTTATATTGACCACAACAAAGCTGTACCCGATGGTGTTAATTATGGCACACGAATAGATGTCAATGTTCGTAAGCCTGTCAACAAGGCAGACGACTAATGATTGCACCAAAGATATCTATCAAAGGATCACAATTCCGCATCGTCAATAAAGACGAGGAGACTGCACTAGACGATAGTATAGATGTAGTTATTGTCGGTGCTAACCCAAAACTTTCTAAGTCTTGGTACGCTGAAGAGTGGTCTGAAGATAGTCAATCATCCACACCCGATTGCTATTCACTAGATGGTATGTACCCAAGTAAGAACAGTCATACCATGCAGAATGACATGTGTGTTTCTTGCTCCCAAAATGCTTGGGGGTCTAGGACTACACCTACAGGGAACAAGGTTAAGGCTTGTGTTGATCAGAAACGATTAGCAGTTGTCTTAGCTAATGGGCCCTTTAGTGAAGCATACTTACTACAAGTTACTCCTGCGTCTTTGAAGAACTTGAATGCCTATCAAAAAGAATTGTCCATGCGTGGTATTGCACCCGAGATAGTACGGACAAGGATATCGTTTGATACACTAGCGGCTTTCCCGAAACTAAGATTTAGTTTTCGTGGATTCAATAGTGATACAGATCAGAAGGATGTCGATGAGCATTTGGGGACTAAGCAGACTAGGATTGTTACAGGAGAACTTGCTGTTGAAACTCAACAATCCGACCATTCACTAGACGAGTACGGTTTTGTCGAAGAGGATGGCTTTATATTAACTAATGAAACCTAGGAGGTTCAGATGAATAAAACTTTTACAACCGCAAAAGGCGTTGCTTACTATCCGTATATCAGCGCACCCGACACTAAATTTGATGAGCAAGGACACTATAAAGTTAACCTTTGTTTATCAGAGGCAGAGGCTCAACCAGTCATAGAACTAATAAAACAGACTGTAGTTGAAGGCATTAAGGCTTTGAAGAAAGACAAGCCTAACATGGAAATCAAGCAAGCACCTTTACCATTCAGTAAAGAACTAGATGATGATGGCAATCCAACAGGTAATGTGATTGTTAAATTCAAATCTAAAGCCGCATATAAACCTGCTGTCTTTGATAGCAAAGGTAACATGATGACTAAGTCTAACATCTATGGTGGCTCAGAAGTTAAGGTGAATGGTTCATGTGCTTTCTTTCATACAGCTATGATCGGTGCAGGTGTATCAATCAGACTTAGAGCAGTACAAGTTATCCAATATGTAGAGGGTGCGAGTGGTGCTAATAAGTTTGGCTTTGATGAGGTAGACGGATTCACTGTAGAGGAAGATGTTTTCACAAGTGAAGCGACTCCTGCTGCAGCTGCAGTCGAGGAAGCACCTGCTCCTACCGCACCAAAGATAGTGCAAGCTATCAAACCTGTAGAGCAAGTTAAACCTGTTGCAGTACCAAAGCCTGTCGAAGAACCAAAAGCAGTGAAGACTGTCAGTGGTGCTGATGACCTAGCCGCAGAGATTGCACAGCTAGTAGGAGACATTGACAATGGCTAATATACCACCTCTTGATTTCAAGAAAGTGGAAGCCTTACGAAAGCATATGCTTTTAACTACAAGCAATATGTCAGAACTCCTTGGTGTGTCTCGTATGACTTATTATGGATGGGTGAAAGGTAACCAAATCCGCAAGAACAATGATAAGAAAGTAAGGCTCACACTCAAGGAACTTCTTGATATAATGACAGATGGGTGGCCTGCACCCGATGTCATAGCGATGGAACAGAAGTATAGATTCCAAAGGCTTCTTGAGGTTATGAATAAAACAGAGTAAGATAAATTAGGAGTGGAGTCTTAGGACTCCCTCCTATAACAAAGGTAGGTAGATATGAACACGCTAGAGTTTCTCAAGCGAGTCCTACCGATAGAAGGTTTTTATGTAACCACTGTGATCAACCAAGATGGTCGTAAACAGGGTTTCTTTGATTCGGTAGAAGAACTTGCACAGACATGTGAAAGATTGGATAGTACAGGTAACAATACTTATTTTGCTATATCTTCTTTCAACGCTAAAGGTAATAGAAAACAAGATAATGTTAGAGCCACAAAGGTTGTAGCAATAGACGTAGATTGTGGTGAAGGTAAACCATATCCGTCATGGAAGGAAGGACTACAAGCACTAGGTAAATTTGTAGACACAATGCGATTACCCAAGCCGATGATTATATATTCGGGTAATGGGTTGCATGTGTATTGGATACTAACAAAAGAATTAGAACCACAAGAGTGGAAACCTCTAGCCAACGCTATGAAACAAGCGGCTTTGGATAAAGAGTTTAAGATAGACGCAGGACTTACAGCCAACAGTGCGTTGGTACTAAGACCAGTTGGTACACACAATCCTAAGAATGGTAACGAAGTAAAACTTCTAGTAGACGCAGAACCTGTAGAGGTTTCTAGTCTGAAAGAATCTCTATCTTATTTCTACAACACCGCTTCCATTGCGAAAGAAGGTCACACTCGTGACAATACGTTGTTAGAAAATTTAGTATCTAAACAAGAGTTCCCACTTGCAGTTGGATCAATCGTAGCATCTAAATGTAAGCAGATAGAATGGGCGATAGATAATCAAGACAAGGTAGATGAACCATTATGGTATGACCTTATAGGAGTTGCGGCTTTCTGTAATGATGCAGAGAAGACAGCAGTCGAGTGGAGTCAGAGGCATCCTAAGTTTGATTACCACTCTACAATAAGCAAACTTAATCACTGGAAAGATTCTGCTACTGGCCCAACAACTTGTAGTAAGTTTGATATAGACAGACCGAACGGGTGTAGAGGGTGTGTATATAAAGGCAAGATAGGTTCACCTGCTAGACTAGGTGTTCAGTATCAAGAAGCGCCACTATCAGCAGAAGCACCCGACTCTCAAGCTAATCAGATTCCAATACCTAAACCATTCAAGCGAACACAAGATGGTATAAAAGTTACCATAGATGATACAGATATAGATGTTTGTAAGTTTGATATATACCCAGTCAGCTATGGACTAGATGAATCACTAGGGTATGAGACAGTTAGATATCATTGGAATAGACCACACATGGGGTGGCAAGACCTTGTGCTACGACAAGCATACCTAACGGATGGCAATCGTGAGTTCTCTACAGCTATAGCGGATCAAGGGATTGTATTATATAACAAGAAACAAACGGAGTATTTTCAACTTATGTTAAGAACTTATATGGATGAGTTGAGGCAGATTCGTACTATGACTAACCTCTACTCAACTATGGGTTGGAAAGAAAAGAATGCGGCATTTGTCTTAGGCGATACACTTCTAAAGCGTACAGCAGAAGGAGTGACAGAAGAATCAATTAGTCTTGCATCGGGTATACAGAAGCAAGGTGCAGACTTATACAACACTAAGGGTGATGTAGATCAGTGGATAAACTTAACATCAGTATTAGAAAAGGCTGATCTTAAATCTCATATGTTTGCATTAGGTGTAGGTTTCTCTGCACCACTATATAATTTTACAGGTCTNAAAGGATTGACTGTATCTCTATATGGGCCAACAGGTGGAGGTAAAACACTAGCACAGTATTGGGTNCAATCAATATATGGTAACCCCGACAAGCTACACTTTGCGGCTAAGTACACACAGAACAGTCTGTTCGCAAGGCTTGGTACATATGCTAATCTACCACTAACAATAGATGAAGTAACTATGATGCAGGATAAAGAGGTCGGTGACTTCTGCTATTGGGTATCACAGGGTAGAGATAAAGCTAGACTCAATCGTAACGCAGAAGAAAGAGATGCTAAGACTTGGGCAACACCAGTAATAGTATCCACCAACAAGTCTCTACAAAGTAAACTTATAGCATCTGGTCTGGACACAGACGCACAGATGGCTCGTCTACTAGAACTTACTGTACCATCTGCACCTATATTTACTCGAGGGTCTGAGGCAGGTAGAAAAATATATGAAGCTATCCACTCTCACTATGGGGGTGTAGGTAAGAAATTTATTATAAACTTGTTGTCAATGGGTGAAGAAGGAATCCAATCTGCTATTGCAGAAGCATCAGAGAATTTTACTAAGAAGTATAAAGCTAAGTTTAGTGGTGAAGAAAGATACTGGGAACAGTCTATTGTACTGGCAGACTTAGGTATGAAGTTAGCTACTGAATGGGGTCTGATTAAATTTGATTACACTCAAGCTACTGAATGGGTACTATCACAAATAGGTGCTATCCGTAGGACAGTACAAGAGAATCAAGTTGATTGCTTTGATCTTGTTGCAGAGTACATGGCTGATTCTGCTGATACATCTGTTACTGTCATGCACACAGTAGGGCAGAAAGCACAACCCGACTTTGCAAGGATACCAAGAGGCGACATAAGAATTAGATTAGATGTATTCCGAAAGTCTCCAGCCGAAGTTTTTGATAAGGGTACAATGATGATAGATCGTACTCACTTTAGAAAGTGGTTGTCTATGCGAGGAGCTGACTACAAAACATTCAAACAGGAACTTGTTTCAGAGAATGCGTTGGCTACACCTAGATCTGAGAAAGCATCACTTGGTAAAGACACACCAATCAAACTAGCACAGACTTATGTTGTAGGATTTAACTTAACGCATCCAAGATTCCAAAGCCTACTTGAAAATGCAGATGTAGTGGCTGACGATATATCATATGGACAGTTGCAGGTGGTGAAAGATACAGAACTTTAAGAAGATAAAACTACCTAATGGTAGATACTTATATCTTAGGTTGGATACACCACCATACAAGTTTGCACACCCTAAAACAATACATCGTATAAACAAAGCATTGATGAGTTCAAAGAGGATTATGGCAAAAAGAAAGGAGATGCTAGAAAAACAAGCCGTTTTAAGCGCCGTACAGAGGGGTGAAGACCCTTCTAGGTAGTCTAGCTACCCCTTAATTTTCTTAGTTATCCACAAATAGATAGCATAAACAGAAAAAAAGTATATAGTTGCAACCCCTATATCTAGGAGATGTTCACGCATATGGTAGATAAATTCTATACCTGCTTGGACATCACTCATACCCTCGGGTGTATCTTCTATTGTGATGTTGCCTAGTGTTCCATCTTCATTAAAGTCTACAGCAATACGTTCTGCTTCACCAATCCCATTGTCTATGATCTCGGTTTCCTCAGACATTAGTTTGCTTCAACTCCATAGATTTCTAGCAACTCGTCTACTGTAGGTCGTAAAGTTTTTGGTGCAAACTTCTTGATACCTGTTGATGCTGTTCTTCTTAGCAGACTTCAGTGATTTGTTTGATGAGGCAACAAAGTCTTTAAAGTAAAACTCTGTTCCTTTATTTTCTCTGTTCCATTCTTTTACGAAGTTTAAGATTCTACGAACTTCTCCTCTATCACCTTCCATCTTAGCCTTGATGTATGCTTGACGATAGTGAGCCTTCATGTCCTGTACATAAGCCTGTGATTGTTTTGTCATTCTAATGATATCGTTCTGTACCATAACTTGGTATGGATAAAATCCTAACATTCTAAATACAGAAGTTGCTACACCCACCTCGTTATCTAAGACTGTACCATCGGCTCTAGTAATCTTCCCATCATGTAGATAAGTCATACCATCGACCAAACCTCTTACAGCAGAAGATGGTACATCTCTTAGTATATCTGTAAATCGTGTCGTGTCATCCTTGAGGCCCACAGTCTCTGCTCCGTACCTGAGAAGTTGTGCTCCTGTGCCAAACAACCCTGTCATCCCAGAGAACACTGGCCCAAAGAAGTTCTCTGCTTCTCTCCAGTATTCACCTGCATGACTCTTTGCTTTGAAAGCACCCGACAACGGAATCAAATCACCAAAGCCTAACCTTGTGGATATCGTTGCACCAGTATACTTGTCAAGAACTCCTCGCATGAATATCGGTGATGCGCCGGGGATAAAGGCATCAACAAGTCGTGCAGTTTCTTCCTCTACACTTTTCATTTTAATGCCAAACTTCTGAGCAAGCGTATCAATCAAGTCCATTATATCATCAGCAAATGGTAGTCCTTTCATACCCGACATTAAGAACAACATAGTCAGCATAGCTAACCTGCCCTTCTTATCCATGCCTTTCATCAACTGTACGCTAATAATGACGAACTGTTTATACATGAAGATATACTGTGCTACGTTTCCTCTAGCCATCTCGGGTCTGTTATACATAGCGTATTCACCCTGTGATGTATTCACTGCCTTCGTTGCAAACTCTTGTGCTTGAAGCTGTACCTCTGCT